ACCTTCCCTGTACTGACCTTGAGATGAGATACGTTCAGCTTGACCACCCATGTATTGAACATAAGCAATCACACACTTTGTCAGTGAGTTAGCTGAGTTATCCTTCCAGTCAGTGTAAGGTATATACCTCTCATCAATGGAGGGGTATCGTAGTCTTAAGTCCTCAAGCTCCAGTGCTTTGAGCTTAGCTTTGTTTAGTTTGTTCATATTACTTGGTATTTACAATAGAAATCTGGTGATTCTGGATGGGTAGTTATTTCATTCATTACTTTTTCTGTGTTAATTACACAATGTCTTGGTGTTTTTTCTCTAAAATAATATAATGCATCTTCATAAGCATCTGGTATTGACATTGAAAAAGATGGAGTTTTTTCTTTAAAATCAAACAATAAAAATCTTGCACATTTTACATTTATTGGACATTGCCATCCATTACAAAAAGTTTGTATACTATCTATTTTTTGCCATTTTTTAATGATATTTAAAATGTCATAATCAAAATCTTTCATCAAATCATAACAAACTTCATCAGGTAAATTTTCAACAATTTTATGATATAATACTTTGATTTTTTGACATTCAAACTTTGTCTGTCTATTGTATTTTAATTCAAACGTATCAATTTTATAATTTTGAATTTTATCAATATCTTCCTTTGATTTTTTATGAGTTACAAAAATCTCAAGTACAAACATAATCTCATCATTATTATCTAAAAATAATATGTCAGGTATCATTGAATAATTTGAAAATTTTGACTTTATAAACTTAGCAGCTTCATGTTCTATTAGTACCCTTGATGCTTGATAGTTATCAAACTTTTTACTATCAACAAATTGCTGTTGTATATCTGTATGAAAAGCCCTATCAATGTCAATAGCTTCACCTGGATACCCTCTATAGTGCCAGGCATTTATTTCACCTTTAGCTGGGTACATTTTAGATCCTTCATAGATGCTATAGTACACTTGTTTTTTTACTGCATTAGAAATATGAACTATATCTCCATGCTCATCTTTAGCATATTGAATATGATAGCTCATCAAAATCCTGCTTTATTATTTAACTCATCCCACACATCATCTGGCTGTGGTTTCACCTCATCTGTAGTATATTCAATCCATCTCCTTCCATTAGTCTTACCATCAAGTATCTTATATCCATGATGCTTACCAAATATGTTGAGCCATTGAGTGAATTTCTTTTTTGTAAGCCATCTGGATAGATCGCTGTAGTCTTTTGTTATCATTTCATGCAGCTCATCCTTATATAATCGGGTGTTCAATGGTATGTTGCCATCCTCTGACCATTCATAGAACTCATGAGAGGTCTCTTTTATGAACTTCCTTATGTCAAGATTAGTGAACTCATGAGATACAAGTCCATTGCGAAGGTAGAACTGAGCACACTGTATCATGAAGTTGTCAAACATTATCCATTGGTCTTGACTCCAGTCATCAAATAGCATGTGCCCAAACTCATCAAGGGGTGTCTTTTTAAACCCAAAGTAATCTGACATCTCTACCTCAAACTTTCTACGCTCAAATGAGCCACCAACACCACCGATGGTGTAGTTTGTAGTGATCACTATCTTAGGTGACTTGGTCACTGGTAGCTTGATAGCATCCTGACCTTTGTACTCAAGTGTGATACCCTCTGTTATTAGACTAAAAAGGTTCTCAAAGTTAAAATTCTTTTTCACATCATCAAATACAAGTAACTGAGTATCTGTTGATACTGTCTGATAGGGGAATGACTTAGTAAATTCAAAGGTCTTACCATCTATTGAAGCTACCTTTTTAAGTTTAGCCAGTGCATTCCAAAACAATCCCTTCCCACTTCCCCCGTTGGGGTTCTCTGAGATGGTCTCATCATTGAATATGATAGCTTTATTGTTGGCAGATGTCTTATAAGAGTGCATCAAGTACCCTATCACTGACTTGAAGCTGTTATACTTAGCTGAGTCCTTACCACTTACTAACCACAGGAAGGTTCTGAACTCGCTATTGTGGTGATCATTCTCAGTATATTCTCTGTCAATGATTTGTTTTTTCCATACATATCCATCAAGGTCAATGTACTCATGTTTTTTAATGCTGTCTTTTGTAATTTCTACAGCACAATTCTTATAGTAAAGGTAGCATATATCAGAAGTATCCTCAAGCATGTTCACATCTGAACTGTCAAGCATTGAAAGGAACTCAGAAGTAAAGTACTTAGTTGCTCCTGCCATTAGATCGTATGGTTGAAATCCTATCTCAGGACGTGCCAAAAGTGCACCAAGAGTAAAGTCTTTGATTCTCTTCTCATTAGTCTCTTCAATAAGGTTCTGCTCCTTTTTTATAAAAGTATAAGTATTACTGTCAGTTGGGAAGTGCTTAAAAAAGTTGTTCTGCTGTAGCCAAAATTTATATTGATGGATGCTCAGCTGTATCTTATTGTTTTTGGTATATGTCCAAAAGTCCTCAATGTTCCCAGTTTCTTTGATACCATCCACACACTTATCAATCTCTTCCTGTGTGAACTCAGGCAGTGACTTAATGATATCACTTGTTTTTTTACCAGCTCTGATATGTTTCTCTATTTTCTCTCTGGATATTGTATCCTCAAAGAACTTAGTACCAAAGTTTGATGTCTTTGAATAGGCACTCTTTATGATTTTACGTATCTCATTCTCTTTGCCCCCCTCATCAAATTTAAGCAGTACGTTCTCAGCTTCTGATTGATTGACTCCAAAGTCATTGAGTGCAGCAGCTAACTTGAATAGGTTATTATTCTTAGAACCTGCCACCATGCCATACTTTTTATCCCACCATTTGAGTAGATTCTCAATGATTCTATTGTCAGACTTGATAGGTATCATGACATCAATGCTCCCTATCTCCTCAATATCTGGCTCCTCAATCTGAGTCCATGTAGTTGAGTCCAAGTTCAGATACAAGTCAGGGTCATATGACTCATAGCAGAACCTATCAATATTACTGCCTACATTATCCCAGTAGTCTGAGTCAAAGTGAGTTCTGAGTGCATCAAAGTACCCTTTAAAGTTGCCAACAGTAGGTATCTTAACAAGTACTTTTACTCCTTTGCCTGATGGTGATATCCATGCAGAGAATACAAACTCATCTTTTGATACTGATTCTTTGAATTGAATAGCCTCTGATTGATGGCTCATGTTATCGAAGTCCAGAATGATAAGTCCAGACCTTTGCTCAATACCTTTGATAGTTCTTTGAGTGAATGTGCCATTGAAACAAACACCAGGGAGCATGTTCTTGAGAGGCTTCTGCTCATCCTTTGTAGCAACAGCTCTAATTTGTTCTACTAAGTCCTTTGACTTACCTATTTTAATACGTTCAAGGCAGTACAAAGCTGACTTGTTGAATGGGTTGGTGGTATCTGTTACCTTCTTGAAAATTGATACAATCATTTTAACTTGTTTTAAATTACTTGTTTTAAAAAAGGGAGGAAAGGAACAAGTAAAAACCTTTTACTGGGCAGCTAACCGCAAACCCCCTCTGCAAATATAAGTAATTATTTCATTCAAGATACAAAAATACACTTATTTTTAATCTGCCCCAAATGTGCCCCACAATCTGCCCCGCCTAAACTATAGTATTTTCAAGGCTTTCAGTAATCTTAGGGCACATTTTATTAAATTTTACCAACTTTCAGAAAAAATAAAAAAGTAATAATTAGCCATAAATTAAATACATATAGATATATAGGCAGAAATGTGCCCTTCTGCCCCACAAAAAACCCCCCAGCCAATCAAGGAGGGGGGCAAACCATTGGGTAATGGGCGACAAAGCGGTGCTAAGATAGTAATTAATATTCGTTATCTGCAATCCTTTGCTTAATTATTTGCAAATCTGTTGTATTATTAGCTCTGAGTATGTCATCAAAGATGTCTCTCTTCTCTTCCTGTACTGGCTCAAAGATGTCAAGCTCCTTCTGTATGTGGAAGAGGTAAATTGTATCCTTGCTCTTCATAAAGTGCTCATGCACATTGATTGAGTGCAGGATGGTGGCATGTGTTCTGTGGAATATATCAGCTATATTCTGAAAGGACAGCCCCTCCTTTCTCAGTAGGTTAGCCAGATAGAACCTTCTGTAAGCATATTCTCTGTGTCGCTTATTAGAGTCCAGCTTGTTCTCTTGGATGTATTCAATTATTTCTTTTGTCATTGTATCTCTGTATTACTCTTATAAAAATCATAATGAAGGCAGCTGCCCAGGTGATCATTGCTAATTCTTTCATTTTCTTAATTGGTATTTATTATTTGTATCCTTATCTACTGAGTACCCTAATGCCTTGAATAGTTCAAAGTATCGGTACACTGTGCGGTGACTTACACCCAAGTACCTTGCAATGGTATGGATGCACCTGTACTTATCTTGCAGGAGCTCCATTAGTCGGATGCATCTGTACATTTTGTGCTGGTTCATGAGTACTTTGTTACGTAGTATATCGCTTTCCAAGCTAATACCGCTGTTGTTGGGTTTAGTATCATTCTATTCTGATTTAAAGGTTAATTCTTCTCCTGTTAATGCAAAGTATAAATTCTGGAGTTGGTGTACATAGTGTAATTCAGATATCCAAATAGATTCATCTGGGTTTACTCTATATCTACAAGAGTGTCTATCACCCATTAATGATTCGATTATTAATTTGTGGTTACCAAAACAATATACATTTGATTTCTTAAACCCAAACTTAAACAACCATTCTTCTGTTAGTTGGATTGGTTTAATATCTTCTATAAACTCACCACAATCCCATTTTGAACCGTTTGAAAAAAAGACAACATCTAAATCAGAATTAAATCTTTCAAAAGTTAATACTTTTCCTTCATATACATTTGTTCCTATTATTAAATTACCAATTCTTAATTCGTTTGCTTTCATTTATTCTGATTTAACGGTTAATAGTTCAGGTGCTTCTTCTCTCCAAGAGGTAAAGCAATTACCGTCATCATTTTCAGCTTTTTCAAACCCCTTGTAAAAACATCTTTTACCAAGCTGAAAATTCTGTTCCTCTTCCAGTTGTTTTGCTTGTTCAATATGATAATATTGTTCGGCTGTTAATGCCTTTGGTAATAATTGGTCTATTAAATACTCTACTGCTGTCTGTTTCATTTGATTATTATTTCAGGATTACTAACATCTCTATTATCCTTTAAGTACTTAACTGCAGCTTCTATTGAGCTGTGTGTTTTATACGGAGACATTGGTAATACTCCACTTTTTTCATCATACACATGCACATGGTTATTACAAGTGAATGTTACAATTAACGTTTCTTCTGTCTGTTTCATATCCTTTCAATTTTAATTATTAAACCCTCCCAGATGTCTGCCTTTACTTTTGCTTGAGCAGATGAGTCTGCTTCTACGTTCTTGCTGGTTCTCCTCCACTGTCCTTGAGTGTATGCCCGATAGTGTATTTTCCACATTGTTTATTGCTTTTAGATATCGGTGGTATAGTTTCTCATCAAATCTATCCCATCCTTTGATGTATGCTAAATTTATCATCCTATTATTCCTAAATAGATTAGTACTATTGTAACTGCTAAGACAGTACCTATGCAGTATATTGTCTCTGCTATTGCTTTATGATTCTCTGACATGATTATAAAGATTTAAGTTTATCAAGGTACATTTCAAGTCTTCCAAGACCACGAGCTTGAATTTGAAGCCTGTGTTTATATTTCCTAACAAGGTTGAAGCATTCTAATTTAGCACACATCATGATGTTGTCAGATGATATTCTAATACGAGTGATCATGCCATCAATCATGTACTGGATGTTTTCTATCTCAGCATCAATATCCTCTTGATCATATACCTTACCAGTCTCATTGCATACTTTGCAGTCGTGGCTCTCATCCCATTGAGGGTCTTTATCCCATGTGTTGTTAGTTGAATACCATCCAGACCCTTCACATTTTTCACAGTCAATTAAAAATTTTTCCATTTTGCTTTGTTTTGATTACCTTACAAAAGTACTTAAATTATCTTTACTGCAAAATTTTATCTACAAATTTGTTAATCTTTTTTCAGTTATTTTTGCTGAGTACGTAGAACTACGTAGAAAGCACTAAGTATAACTACGTAGAAAACCCCTCTTTTGAAGGGGTTAGGGTGTAAAAGACTCACTCTGGGACGCTGTTCTATGGGTAGCGTAGTGAGTACTGTTAGGGGTGACCTGCTAACTGTTCTAACGGTAAGTATGCAGGTACTATTTCTTATTGAAACGCTTTACAATGAATTTAGATGCCAACTTAGCAACTGCTTTAAGGAAGCCATTTTCTGACTCTACCTCTACCTTGGTGCCAGTCTCATCTTTTTTGATGTGTACATCTACCTTTTTGCCATCATATTTGAGATCATGGTTTGTACCATCTTTGTGGTACTCTACTTCTGCCTTATTAGTCTCAATGATAAGGTCAACTTTGCGAGGTCTGCCTACTTTCTTTGCCATGTTTATCTTTTAAATGGTGAGTATTTGTTGTTAGTCATTCTTAAAGCCTGTTTTCTGTTGCCAGATTTCTTATAGCTTAGGTGAAACCATGCTGCAGAGTTCTCAGTTCCTCCCTCAAAGATAGCTTGGTCAAAGTCTAAGTTATCAATTATCCATATGAATAACGCCTTATCATGTAGGTCAAGGTCCATAGCCTCACCTTTACAGTGCTGAGAGGTAGTACTGCCACCTATAGCCTTATTAAGTGCAGCAGAACGAAAGCCTGAGTTGATTTTAATAGGCTGACCTACGTGTGCTCTGAGAGGCTGAAAGACTTTCTCACACAATAGCTTAGCCGACTCAATCTGAGCAGCATTCATTTTGTTAGCAATACCTCTGGCAGTTGCTGTAGGAGATGCTTCAAACTCCTGTAGTGTTACGTTCTCACTTAGTTTCATTGTTCTCAACTGTTAATTGTGATAAGGTTGCAGCCACAGTACCTGCTGTTATGGCATATCCTGCCACAGTTACAACTGCTGCTGGTAGTGTTATAGGTGCAGCAACAAGCACACCCGCAACAGCTCCTAATGTTATAGCTATTTTCTGGACTCTCTTCCAAAATTTCGGGGTCTTAGCTGACCAACGTTGTCTAATGCTCATCTGTTTAATTGTACTTCTATTAGTTTCTTTACCGATGAGGTAAGCTCAGATATCTGTTCTGCCAGATGCTTGATTTCAAGCTGAGTCATTTTCTCAATGGACTCATATTTGAACTTGGTCTCACTATCTACCAGTTCAATCTTACCTTTGAGCCTTCCTTGAGTCTCAATTATTTTCTTTTGCTCTTCTACCACTGACTTAAGATCATTGTGCACTCCTTTTAGGAAGTAAGCTATCCCAGACATAAGTGCTGTTATTACTGCAAATGCTATCTCATTGAATCCCATCTCTATGCTGGTGTTGTTAGTTGTACAATACGCTCAAGGTAGCTACCATTGAGAGGTGTTCCGTTGCCTAACTTGATAGCAATGCTATGATATAGGTCACCTTCCTTGTTAGTAGCCCCTAACTTAGCAGCTATGTTACTGAGCAGGTCACCTTTTGTTGTGTTAGCTCCTATCTTGATAGCTATAGCGTTCAGCCATGAGCCACCTTCTGGTTGTGTTGCTCCGATATTAACAGCCCATTGTTCAATTAGTATCATAGTATAAGTATTGAGTTATTATATCCATTCTCTCTCATTCCTCCACATGGACATGTGCTATCACAAAAGCCATTGCAATTACATCTGCAGTGGTCAATCATAGGACGTAGGTCAGTATCTCTGTTGGCTGGGTCTGTGAACTCAGGATACAAGTCCTTATTAGCTATCAAGTAGCGAGTGAGACGTTGCTCAAAGAATGAAGCCTTCTGTGCGTAGTGCTCCATCCCAAAGGCCACCTCTGAACGGCCTACAGATGCTGAGTAATCACCAAACTGAGTCTGCAGTCCTTTGTTCTTGAGCTGGTAAGTCAATCCAAACACAGCATCCTCTGCACTCCTCCATGCAACAACTGGCTGTATGTATGATACAAGTATCTCCTCATCAGGGTTCAATGTCTGTGCATTGTATGCTGTTAGCAGATAGTTGTAGAACACTGTGCCCAGTATAGGCATTACCCTAAGCTGAGCCTGTGTTGCTATATATGGAGTCACATCCGTCACATCTACATTCGCTGTGATAGGTGTGTTAGTTTTGAGGTATGTCTCAGTTATAAAATAGTTCATGGTGCAGGTGTTGTTGGTGTATCACTCACTATGACATCACCACCATCAACAGGTGGAAGAGATGCCAGTGCTCTAATCTCATTTGGTGTCATTCTCTCAAGTACCTTAGTAGCTACCAATGGACTCAATGAGTTAAGTGCATCAGATGTCTTGGATGCATCACCCTCTATCTCAACAATAGTCTCATTGATAATCTGGAAGTTGTTAATCATGTACTTGCCTGGTATCTTAGCAATGTGCAGGAGCTCGTTAATGATGTTCTCTACTTCATGTCTCAGAGGCATCACTACGTTCTTCTCAAATACAACATAGGCTTGTTTAATATCACTACCAGAACCAAGTGCACCTGTAGTACGTACACCCATAAGGATAGGGTCAATGGTGTGAGCGAAGCATATCTGCTCAGTATTCAATCCAGAAGCCTCTTGAAAGAGCTTATCATTGTTGTTCACTGGTAGAGCTTCAATCTTTGGTAGTTGGTCTTGGTTGTTTGCAAAGAATGCGACAGCCTTACCAGCATTAGCAGCTCCTTTAAGCCTATCAATAGTAGATTTTATCATGTTTTTCTCTTCCTCTGACTGTGGTCTTTTTGGGAACATCATAGCAAAGGATGGAAAAATTGAGTTCTGAATGTTAGCCTTAGCAAAGTACGATAACTCGCCCGAGAGAAACGCAAAATTAAGTGCGGAACTGTACTGGGGCAGCGGATACCACTCCTGACCCAATGTCATTAACTCATAACAGTATAACTGCTCTAAGTCAGTGCAGGTAGGATGGTATTTTTTGATAGGTGTAACATCTATTCGAGCACTCCAGTCATCACATAAGTAGTAAGTTATCTTATCCCTTGAGATACGCACCTTCTCAGGTGATACATTCTCAATCTTATATAGATCACCTTTCTTATTATAGCATAACTTAAAGTAAACTCTGTGGTGTACAATCAACTGCTGAGATAGTGCCTTATCAACCTTGCCTAACTTAATCTTTTTTTCAAAGGTGTACAGCTTGAGTTTATCTTCATTGGACATTTTCTCAGTCTCAAGGGTGTACCCACCACCTATTACAGCATTAGTCTTGAAGTCCACTATTGCACCATGTAGGGGTGAGGTATAGTACAGCTGGTTTAATAGCTCAGGAAACATGTTATCCTGTCCGAATGGGATGTATCCTGCCACTTGGTATCTACCATTGACATAAGGCAGAGATAAGTTAGCACCTCCCACCTTCTGAAAGGGTGTAGAGAACGATTGATATCCTTCTATTACTTCTGTCTGTTGAGGCTTACTGCCTATGAATCTGCTATACCACGCCATTAGTCATATATTGAGTTAGTAGTTACACCTGCCACAACAAGTCTCCCCTCCTCAATCATGGTCAAGCCAGTAGGGTCAAGGGTAGGTGTTGAGCTCTGATACACCTTGTATCTGTATTGACCCTTTACGAAGTCAATATCTGTAGGCTCATCTATTGTGAACAGGTTATATCTTGAGGTCCATGGTGAGGTATCTGTACCCATCCAGTATATTGGTTCGGGTGCAGTGTTGAACTCATCCTCAAACTCGAATAAATAGTAAGGGTTGGGTATAGTAGTGACCTCTGTTAGAGTCAACACAAAGCTATTCACCTGACCTTTCTCAAGATATATCATACCTATATTGTACTACGGGTTAGTAATAATTAAAAAAGCCCCACCGAAGTGAGGCTCTTATTATAATCTATGGCAAGATTAAAGGAGTCCAGGGATAATTGTTGGGTCAACTGCATATGCCAAGTAGTCATTCTCCGAAACCAGTGTAACGGAATATTTACTACCATCTGCACGGGCTGTACCAGAACCTTCACCCGTAGCAGATAACTGCAAGTAAGGGAAGTACCAGTATTTACCATTTGCATCTTGAATGATACCAGCTAAATATTGTTGACCTGCAGCTAATACTTGAATAGCTTGAGACTTAGTTTGGTCTCTTCTATGGAACATTAAGTTAACAGTTGCAGTTACGTAGGATGAACCATTGATTAAATCAATAGCAGACTCTTCTGTATAAGAAGATGTATTTCTTTTGAACTCCAATTCAATGAAGGCTGGAGCTAATGCCACTAATGGCAAGTTGTCTATAGTCCAAGTGTCAGTAGCATCAAATGTGATACCAGTCTCATCAATGTTATCTTGTTGATTAACATAAAACTTGTATATACCCCCAGAATTGTTGTCGCAAGATTTTAAAATTGTTTCTAAAGTTGAGCAGCTCATCTGTGTTAATTTTTTAAGTTTTAAAAATAGGGGAGCACTTACTGCCCCCCTTTAAATTTATGCGAAACAGTTGTTGTATAACACTATTTCAGAAGGGTTAGTGTAATGGAAACCAGCCTTCATGTTTGCACGAGTTCTTAAATAAGGCTCAGCAACTGAGTCAGATAAGTTAACTGCTTTCAATGCTTTTGAATCACCTTCTGCATCAAATGCATAGATCAAGTTGTTTTTCAAAGTCAACAAGATTGTGTTGTCAGGCATACCCTCACATACAACAACATTGATACCTAAGAAAGTCAATCCTAATGGTAATGTAACATAAGTCTGAGTGTTACCTTGAGCAGCTTTCAACTCATAAGCATTAGCTACGTTTGTTGAAACATACAATCTAAGGTCTGCTTTTTTACGTACAATTGCAGCAGGAGCAGCGTTAACAACTGACTCTAATACTGTCAATACGTTTGATGTAGTGACAGCTGCAGTCCATAAACCGTTTACATCACCATCACCACACAATTGAACTAAGTATCCATTGCACAAAGACAATAATGGGTCTAAAGATGCAGTATCACCTTGCCATCTTAAAAGCTCTAAGTCTTGACCGATAACCATAGCCATCTCATTCCAGTAATAAGACATGAAAGATGCAACAGTGAAGTCACCATTAGAACCTTGAGACATTTGAAGAGCTAAGAAAGACTGCTCTAAGTCAAACTGACAAAGTTGAGCCATGGCAGACAATGCACATACGTCAATGTCAATAGCATCTAATGAATCAGTTGGTGCAGAGAAATTACATGTTGATGCCTGTAATAATGAACCAAAAGTTACATTAGCTAATTTTGTTTTTGATTTAATTCCCGGTAAAGTTCTGAAATTTGATGCAATATCAGGACTTGATAAATACGCTTTAGAGTAGAACTCCTCAGGGTTTGCACACAATAGTGCGTTTGTTTCGATATCTAAATCGAATTTTAGGTTACGTGTCATTTTATTTGGTTTTTGAAAATTGTACAAATGCTTTGAACTTCTCATGAGCAGACATTGCCATTGGTGCAGCCTCCTCTTCGATAGTTTCTGCTGAAAGACTTTCTTCCAATTGGTTTTTTAAGTCAGCTATCATAGCCACTAATTGATTAACTTGCTCTTCAATCACAGGTGTAACAATAGCAAGTACAGCCTCAGCATCCATAGCAGGGTCTACTGCCATTTCAACGTCCTCTGCAGCTGCTGCTGTCTCTTCCTCTGTAACATCTTGCTCAGCTTCATCAACTGTGTCTTGAGCCTCCTCTTCAATAGCAGGGTCTGCTGCCATTTCTGCCTCCATTTCAGTAGGCACATCTTTGATTTCAACAACTTCCCCGTCAGCTATAACGTAGATTTTGTCCTCAATCCGATGTTCTCCATCAGGTAACTTCATTGTGTTAGTATTTAGTTTTAATAATTCCGATAATTTCATACCAAGGAAGCCCTCAATAGAATAGCCAACTTGACCAGACTCAACAAGGTTGTTGTAGTATTCTTTGTCAGTTACTTGACTTGTTAACATCAGAGTTCCCTTAGGTACTTCAATGCCATAAGTAGTGAATGCCTTGTCAGTTTTTGGACTGTCAACTATCCATGCCTCAAGGATGTACGCTGGTACTTTCTCTTCTGCATCATGCTCTAAGTTAAAGATGTCCTTGTTGCGTAGGTTCTGCATGAACTTGTTGTGTATAGCCTCAATAGTCTCAGCTGTGAACTCAACATCATACTCAGAGCCATCCTCATCTCTTCTATAGATTTGCATAGGTATCATGGCAGGTGCTACAATTCTCATCTTAACATCATCACTGAACGTCATAGGAGTAACTGCATTGAATGCCATACCTTTAACCTTGATTGCTGGTTTGTTGGTGAAGGCTATCATTTCCATCCCTAAGTCCTCACCATCGGAGTACTCAGGATCTATTGTAATTTTGTAGCATGGTCTATCCATACCCTATATTGTAGAATGTTGTATATTTGTTAAAAAATAATTTATGGTAACAATTTTAGGTAAGGAAGTACCCAACCAACTAAGTGAGTTGACGGTGCAACAGTTTGAGGATGTGACATCCATCCATGCAAGGCAAGACCTTGACGCTATTGAGAAGCATCTTGAGGTGTTCGCATTGTTAGGTGTGCCAGAAGTAGACTTTGAGGATGTATCTATTGAAGAGTTTAAAGAGTATGTTAAGCAGTTCAATAACCTTAGTGGTAAACCAGAGATGCAACAAACCATTGAGCTTGATGGATACACTTGCAAAGCATTCGAGGGTGACACATTCAGACTATCTGTAAAGGATACTAAGCACATTGAGAAGGTTATGAACTCAAGACATAAGGGATACATAGCTGAGTTACTGGCTATCCTGTTCAAACGTGAGGACTTGACCAAGGCTGAGCACTACTCAGATGCTCACATCAAGCACAAAGCAAAGATGATACGTGAACTAAAGGCTGAGTTAGCAGTGCCTTACTTAGTTGAGATAGGTCAGAAGTTAGCTAAGCAAATGCCTAAGGATGCACCTGCCGAAGTCGTGGAGTGAGATAGATGTACTGCAGTTCAAAGAGATTAGAGAACTGTATACCATTGAGGAGATATTCACAAGAGAGATTGAGATACTTGCAGCACTGGCTGACATCAGTTCAGATGAGCTTGAAGACCTTGACATTGAAGAGGTCAGTGCTATGCTTAAAGACATCACATTTATAAACTCTGAGCCGTCAAAGTTCTATAAGCACACCCTTGAGCATTGGAAGGTTAAGCCATTATCTAAGCTCACAGTGGGTGAGTTCATTGACCTTGAGTACTTCTTTGCTAATGACTACACAAAGCACATCTCACACATAGCAGCAATACTGTACAGGAAGCACACCACCAATGAATGGGGTGACATAGTGATTGAGCCTTACAAGTACTCCCCATTTGACCGTTCTGAGCTATTTGATGAGTACTGTATCAATGAGATATATGGCTTAGTTCCTGAGTATTTAGCATTCAGAGCTAACTTCATGGAGAAATATGAGCTACTCTTCCAAGCAGATGAGAGTGATCCCGATGAAGAGGAGGAGAAACCAAAGACCTCTCAAGATGTCAAGGCTAAACGTGAAGAGAAGAGTGCCATCAAATGGAGCTGGGAGAGATTGCTGTACAGTCTATGTCAGGAAGACCTAACCAAGTTTGACCAAGTGACTGACATGCCACTTGTATTGACATTTAATATGTTGGCTATGAAAAAAGAGCTTAACCTATAGCTGCCCTCTGAACGTCAAAGGAGCATTGAACTGACCACCAATAGGTTCAAATGTATAAATAATTGACCTCTTCTCACCTAAGATACGAGCCACATCCAAGATAGGATAGCGTTGTGTCATCCACTCAGTGTACTGTGAGTATATCTCACCAGTGATACCTTGGCTGTCAAGCTCTCTTGTTAGCTTAGCACATAGGTCAAAGGGTGCAATGTGGATAGTACCATTGTTTAGAAACCCAAAGTAATACATTGCAAGTATCTGTATCTCAAGTTCACCAAGTGCAGGTATCTTTGCATTGATACGTACTGAGTCATATAGTGCCTCTGTATCAATCAATCCCTCTCTAAGTATAATCTGTTGCATGATTTTCTGTATCTTCCTTCTGGTAGGATAGAGCACATTAAACACACCATTGTTTGCGTATCTTGCCATTACACTAAGTACTTAGGAAGTTCTACATCATTAACCCATGCCTCAATATCAGCATCATCCCATGTATCAACATAGGTAAACCCTACGAATGTCACACCAAACACTGCAGACTCAGTGGTCAACACCACATCAACTGAGCAAGTGTGATACATGATAGAGTCATTGACCTTCTCCACATTGATAAGTGGGTCAGTTATCTCTACATTGAACTGGGGAAAGCTATATGTTGCCATGTTATGTTAGTGTTGTTCCTGTTACTGTGAATGTTCTTACAGCTAAGCAAGATGATGTTTCATTTTTATCTTTTGGAGAAATAGAACCAAGAGAATTAATACCCCAACTATATGCAGCACTTGCTGGTTTATAAGTTGTTGAGGTGTGAGAGCTGTAAAAAAATGAGAATGTAGTAAATGGAGCGTATCCCAGTGGGCTTGTTTGCTCTGGGTTCATTATGTTTTCCCATTCTTTTCTGTTAGCTAACCTCCACCCGCTTGTGTAACTGCCTATACTAAGAGCTAAACAAGTATCAATTGAGTTATTCCAGCCTCCTGTTGCTACATTTGTAGCTGTTCTTTTATATCCTAACACTGTTGAGCCATCGTATGTACTCCAGTCAATCACTATATTGTTAGTGTATGTTGTACCTCCTAACTCATCTGTGAACCTGTTAGTGTTACCGAAAGGGTTGTTCTCAGCAAGTACTGTGAACGAGGTAGCTCTACCTGCTTCAATATCACCATCATCACCTGTACGATACGAAGTAGTTTGTCCTGTCTTCATTAGCTTGGCAGTACTACGTGATGAAGCAGTCGCTCTGGCCTTGATATATAAGTCACTTATCATACCCTTGTTGCGTTCAATGTTACTACTGCAGCAGTGCTCACTGCCACTGTTATCTTACTCCCAGATGCTATTGTTGCACCACCACCTGCTGTGTAGGTTGCTCCGTCATCCTTGATGGTTGTAGTCGGTGCGTTTAGTATGTTGGTAACTGAGTCAATCTTAAGGTTGTAAGGTGCATAGAAGTCTACTGTCAAGGCATCAATCAGCTCAACTGTGTACTTTGGCTTGAGCACTATGACGTTCTGGTTCTTAATCACGAATATCTCATCACCTGTATTGTGGTCCTTAACTGCAAAGCTGTGATATGTGGCATCGCTACGTACTTCAAATGTGATGTTATCAGTGTTGTTCATGTGACTGTGCACATTGAACTGGCCCATTGTTTGAAACAATAGCACATGGTTATCACCTGTCAAGATACGATCAGTTGTAAGTGTGCCATCAGCGTTGTAGATGTTCACACTACCACCACTTGAAGCAGCATCTATAATCTCCTGCCCTGTGATTGAGTATGTTGAGTATCCTGAACCTGTCTGAACACTAACCTCAAGCAAGTCTGTTGCTGAGAGATTAGAACCTTTGGGGTTCATTTGTGATATCTTTTGTCTGTTAGCCATACCTATATTGTACTTAAGTTAGTCTCCTGTTATAATTGGCACTTGGCAGTCTGTCCAGTTACTCATGTCAACATCTAAGGTCATCACCCACCCCGCAGCATAGTCAAGCAACTGGTTGTTGAGAGGGTTAAGGGATGGCTGCCCTAAGATATCGAAGTCATAGTCTGAGCTGAAAGTAAAGTAGTTCACCAAGTCAACCAATATCTGGTGACAATCTGAGAGTATCACTGTGATGTTAGCACGATCCTTCTGGATAATGTCAAGGCAGTATATCTCTAAGCTGATAGTGTTAGTATTCTCAGTAGGTATAGCCACAATAGGTGCTATGAATATCAGAGGGTACTTCTCATCCTTGGTAGCGAAGTTAGGTAGTTGCTCAGTGAAGTCACTGCCCACCTTTTTTACTTGGAGGTGAGCATTGTAGAAGGCTTCAATCTTGTTGATTAGTGCTTGGTAACTTGTCATAGTTCTGCGTTGCGTTGTATTTTATTAACTCTGTTCTGTACGTTGGTCATCTCAGTCTCACTCACTACAGCTGTTACTGTGATGTTCTGACCTTGGGTCTGTTCTGCATTCGGGTTGCCTACGTTGTTAAGGTTGTTACCTCCTCCGAATAGGCTCACAGAAGGTACTGCCATACCACCTGTAGTAGTAGTTGCTCCGAAGCCTCCTGTAGGTACATCGGGTGGTACAGGTGCAGAGCCTCCACCTTGGAATGTTGCACTGGCTATCTTACCAATATTCACAGCTGATGCAATACCAGCAGATGCAAGTGCAGCAGCCATAGCAAATCCTCCATCAAACTTAGGATACTGAGCAAGTATTGAGGTGATAGCCTTAGCTCCATCAATCACAGCCATACCAAGGTTGAACGCCTTTTGTACAGCAAACTCTTGACGGGCTGCTTTCTCTGCCTCTGCAGTGCCCTCTTTTAGTTTCTTTTTCTTGAATGAGAATAGTAACTCAGCCACTTGTTGACCAGCTTGTAATCCTTGAGCAGCATAGTCAAGCCCTTGAGCTATTTGTTTAGCCTCAATCTCATTGATTTTCTTAGCCTTGTCCTCTTCTGCTACTATCTTTGCCTGTCTATATTTCTCTTCAATGGCTGCCTTATCTGCCTCACTCAAGTCCTTAGCTGCTAACTCTGCTGCCTTCTGTTTGTCAAAGGCATTCAATTGAGCATTGAGCACAGCATCTGCTGCAGATATTTGAGCCTTAGCGTTCTCATCTGCACGAGCAGCATCAAACTCAGTTTTAGATAGTTCAGTTTCTGCTATAGTTTGTGCAGCTGCAAGTATCTTTTGTTGGTTCTCAAGTTTCTTATCTGTAATCTGAGTATCAATATCACCCAAAGCCTTTGCAGTCTCAGACTCAAGGAGTAACCTCTCTTCTGAGTCCACCTCAAGGGTAGCCATTTTCTGTCTTGACTCCTCTGCTATCACAGCCTTTTGTGCCTCAAGTTTAGCAATGTCACCTTGTGCCTCTACTTCGTTTCTTTTTAGTCTGTTTAGGGTAGCCTCGTTCTCTTTTTTCTCTCTCTCTTCTCTGGTCTTATCCTTAGTTTTTTCAATATCACTGTTAATCTTACTAAGTGCATCATTCTGGTCAACCTCTTTTTTGTATATCTGCTTGAGATGCTCAGTAAGATATGCACGTTCAGCCTCAAGTTGAGTCACTTTCAAGTCTCTCAATTCCTGCTCATTCTTACCTGCTGTCTCAGCATTTCTATAGGCAGTATCATTTGCTTTGCGAAGGTCTGCCAATTTTTTTGAGTACTCATTTTCTACCTCCTTATTAGTATTCCTAACACTGCTCACAGTTGACTTAGCTATCCCAGCATTACCCTTGTTAGTGATTTCAAGCTCCTGCTGTTTAAAGTCTGCTATGATGAGGTTCTTTAACTTCTGAGCCTTAGCCAATGCAGCAGTATCACCCAACTGTTGAGCCTCTTTAATCTGTTGCTCTACCTTAGACAATGCCTCCTTCCTTTGGATGTCAAGCATAGCCTTAGCTCTCTCAGATTCGTTCTTAATCTGCTTAGCTGAAAGGAGTTCAATCTGCTTATCAAGGTCAAGGTTCAGCTTCTGCTTAGCCTGTACCCTTGCTATCTCATTAGCCATCATATCCCTGTTGAGCTGCACCTGTTTAGCAAACAACTCATCCATCCTCTTCTTATCCTCCTCTGTTAGCTCCTGCTTAAGTGATAAGGCATCCATCTCAGCTTGATTCTGAGCATAGGTCTGCTCCATTGTCTGCTGCTTGATATCATAGATAGACTCGTTTTGGTTTATCTCAATCCCTAACTGTTTCTCAAGTGCTGCAATCTCAGCATCACTCATGTCCTTAGTTAGGTTATATAAGTCCTCTCTGGCCTTCCCTTGCTCCTGTATGTTCTTGATGTTAGCCTCACTGGTCTCTTTTACCTTCTCAGCATTCTCTTCTGCAGCGTTGTCAGTCAAACCTAACCAATCAGTCAAGTCCTTGAAGCCTTGTATCACAGCATTGATTGGTGCCATTATAGCCTTAAGGATGGCATCAAGTACACCTATCTTTTTTAAGAACACACCAATGGCAACCACTATGGCAGTGATCACTGCTACCAGTAGAAAGATGGGGTTAGCTAAGATGGTAGCACCTAACTTAACAAATGCTCCACCTATAGTACCAAGTGTACCCATGAAACCTTTGAAGCCCTTAGCTAAGTCTGCAGGGTTAAGGTTACCCATCACTTGACTAAACACTTGAGCCTTTTGTTGTGCCTCTTCAAAGTCCAAGCTCATCAATGAGTCCTTGATACCTCCGATTGAGTTACTCACCTGTTCAAACTTACTGCCAGATGCGAATACTGTCACCGCATCATTGGCATCACTTATCCTATCTTTGAGCTCCCCCGCCTTAGCTGAGAGTGCTGCAATCTGTGCTGGGTCTGTGGCATCTGCTATAGCTCCCTTGAGGTCTCTCAATTCAGCCTTCATAGCTCCGATGCCCGTTATCTTGAGGGGTATCTCTACTTCATTCATATTAGTAAGTTCTTATTTCTATTGTGTTATAACTAAGTCTGCCGTCTTGTAAAGTGTTTGTAAAGTCTAATGTCCTAACCTCTATAACATTAGCACTCACCCAAAATATTCTAATATATGTGTCTATAGCTGTATTGTTTATCATTAGATAGGTTCTATCTTGGTCAGGAAATGCACCCGTCAATGTACCTTGATATCTACCACCTGCTACCCTTGTCCATACGATATCACCTATTGTGTTCTCAAGTGCTGTCACTGTAGGGTCTGATGCTCCAGTCTGACTGATAGTTGCTATGTACTTAGCATAGTTCACAACTACTGCACCATTGATACTGCCAGTCACTGTGAGGTCACTCACCACCATACCATCATTGTCAAGTACTTGACCATCACCTACTATCATACCCTTAGTTCCTGCAGTCACTGTGTTGCCTTTGCCCTTGATGAGTACATCCGCCCCTGGCATAATCACATTACTGTTGGCAGCCATTGAACGTAGTACACTATCAATCCCTACAGCTGTGATTGTGTCACCTATAGGGTTGCCATTACCTACTTGAAACCTCGCTAAGTCTATCTCAGTATCTACACTGATTAGTTCAACCTTAGTCAGCTGGTTGTTGTTAGCGTTGTAGTCAGCTATCTTGTTGATGTTCCACCATGAGTTATCTATGTAGATTCTATCATTGAGCTTGAGTGACTGGATATCCACCTCATCAAGGTCAAAGTATCCTATCAACATCTTGCCCACGTTTATCTGGTTGACTGTCCTCCTCCAGTACAAGTTGTACAGGTTGTTGTTGGTCAATGTACCTACCTCATAGAAGTAGTAGTCATTAGTACCAAAGTTGATGTCAAAGGTAGGATACAATGGATCATTGAAGTGACCTATCATAGGATAGTTAGTGAGACCAAACTCACCAGTAGTACCAAACTCTACAATATCATAAGGCTGACATGTGCCAACACCACCATCATACAAGATGCGAATGTTCACATTTGGTGCTGCACCAACTATGGCTGGCACATATGCCCCAAAGACTGTACGATATATCGGAGTAGGGGAGAACAATAACTCCTTAACATCCACATCCTTAACATATTCATTCTCGAAAGTATATTCTATCTGACCATATATCTCACCTGTTGCTTGAGTGTATGCCACATTAGGACCATCCTCATCAGGTGCATAGGTTAGCTTGAGCTTTTTATTAGTTACATCTGGAAGGAACATAAGCTCCTGAGGTCTGTCCTTAGATAGCTTCTGACTCCAATCCTTCTCAGCTCCTGAGTCGTAGTACTCATCCCTATGTCTCAGTATTAGGTTGTAAGGGTTGTCAACATCCTGCTCAATGTAAAGGTTATACATCTGAAAGATAGCCTTCACAAAGTCAGACTGTTTTATCTCAACAGGTACATACTGATTCATAGTCAAGGTTGAGCCACTCACTTGTATGTTGTTCGAGGGTAGCACCACCATGTTGATAGTACTTAAATCAAGCACAACGTTTACATCTACGAAGTTACCACCACCATCAAACCAAAAGCTATTAGTCTGTAGCTGTCCTGTGCCGTTGCTGTTATCAAAGCTCACTACCTCAACACCTACCTCAAGTACTTGGATGTCACCCGATGCAATACCAAGTATCAAGCCGTTACCACCTACTGGGATAGATAGCGACTCAGCAAAGGTCAACACTATCGTACTACCTGTTACAAGTGGTGTAGTACTTGGATATAGTACAGATGTCTGACCATACACTATAGCGTTACCAACACCACCTACAGATACCCTTGCAAAGACTCTATATCTGTTGTAGTTATCACCTACTGGGAAGAGGCTGTTTAAGTATGCCGTACCCCCACTTGTATTGTCAAGGGATATACTCCCTCCAATATTTAGTGTGTACACATAATGCTCACCCGCTTGGACGTTGGTGTTGAATGGAGAAGTGTACTCACCTGTAGCTGGGTTGAACAAAGACTGTGTATCTACCACCTCTGACCATCCTGAGTCTACTGCCTCACTGAACGTGACATTGTATCCTGTTGCCTGTACATTTGTAGTGGTCCATGTGTTGGTTGCCTCCACCCTGTAATCATTAAAGTCTTGGTCATTGGTATCACCATTGTAAGGTATCAACAACTTATCAAAGTGTGCAGATGCTAACTCACTCCATGTGTAGGTGAAACCAGCCACAGCGAATATCCTATCAAAGTAGGTCTTGGCATAGATGGCAGGTTTGAACTCATTAGCACTGTAGCTGTTAGTGTTGTTGAATGGCATCACGTACTTATACCCATCTGCCACAGTATTGACAAAGCTGCCAACTATAGCTGTAGCATCCCACGTATGATTGAGGTCTGAGAAATCTAAGTCAGTCAAGTTAGCGTTTGTGATCGCTGTAAAGAACTCAGCTCTACTGTCCTTGATGAGTACAGTGTAAGATACCTCATCCTCGTAGCTGTTGTTGGTCTGTACCTTGTTCACACTCACCAACTGGAGCAATGCCTCATCTAAGATAGGCACCCCGTTCTGTATCACCTGACACTTAGTCAAGGTGTTGATGTTGAATGTACCTGCTTGGATGTTCACATCATAGTAGTGACCCAGCAGCTCGTTGTTGTTCTTAGTGCCATCAAGCACCACAGTCTTTGAGAATGTTCCCTTGCGAGAGGTCAAGTCTCTGATGTCACCAATGTTGAAGGTGATAGGAACTGATACGCTTTCAGCAACATCAAGCTCCCCTGTGCTTAGTACTATCTTAACCATTTATGATGTCGTTGTTGCTTAACCTAATCTGAACTGACTGCTTAATAAGGTGCTTGTTGCGTAGCCTTTGAATGTCAAAGGTGTTGTTTAGCACGTTGCAACTGATGTACTCAGTGCTCTCTGGGATATGAACAATACATCCATCCTCATCATACACTGGCAGTCCATCCTCTGTTGTGAGATACACCACGTTCTTAACATAGGTCTGTGGAGAAGTTACTAACTCCTGAAAGTATATACCTTCATTCTCACTCATCCAGTTAGTATTGAGGTCAATGGTCTTAGTCACTTGGGTGTTATAATTAACAGTGCCTTGTTCATAAGTTTTATACTTCCACTCTGAGCCTGTCACGTATCCCGGCACATCCTTGTTGTATGTATCTCTCTTTATGTTTAGTTTCTCATAGCTCTTCAATTGAAAGGCAAAGCTACTCCATGAGCCCATCCTATCTAAGAATAAGATATGACTCTCAGATATTAACACCCTTCTATCTATGTTCACTGAGTACTTGATTGACTTCTGAGGGTTAAAGATACCATCACTGTAGTACACCCCATAGCTCTGAGTTGTTGGCTTGACCAATGGAGCAGTGCCACTTACTAAGGTTAGTGAGCCGTAGTTGTTAGGACCAACTGCCACACCTTTGATGTAGTCAGCTCCTGTTATGTCCTTATAGAACACTGAGCCATCATCACTGGTGAAGTACACCCGCTTGTTGACAGGAACGGGACCAACATCTTTAAGGTTGAGCCATAAGTCCTGCCCAGGTGTGCAGCTGAATGATAGGGGTTGGTTTGTCAACCATTGACCATTCACATTGTCAAGGGTGTAATCTGTCTCATCCCAGAACGGCATGTCAATCCAAGGTTGCACACCATTGAACACATACTTGTCAAGGGTTGATATGATATCTAAGTCTATTGTCTTTCTGTTATCTGCATAGGTCACTGAGCCGTTGATGGTCACATCTGTTACCTCTGAGAACAATGCATTGATGGTGAAGGATGTCGTGCCAGTTACTGATACAACTGTGTGCAGTCCTTCCACACCTTGGTTGGCAACACCTCCATCTGCTTGAGTGATGTTCACTTGGTCACCTACTTGAAAGGCATGTGTTGCAGTGATCTCTACGTTACCAGCATTGTCACTCAATGAAGCGGTGTAGTTCAACTGATACACATACTCCTCCCCCACTTTCACATCATAGTTGTAGTACGAGTTTGCAGCATCATAGAAGGTTGTGATAGTGGGATTGAAGTCAAAGGTCACCATGTTGCTTAGGAGCTTACTTAAGTCCTGCTCACCATAGCCAGTACCAAATGTTGGTAGTGCCTTATAGTATCCTATCCTTGTAGCAGTTCCCGCCTCAAAGACCTCAAAGATATATCTGAACCCTGTTAGGTTCTTATTGCTTGAGTCCACAATGAACTTGCACTCATTGTATGCAGGTGTGAATGATTGAGGCTCTGCTATGATTGTTGTTGCCATACCTATATTGTATTGAGGTTGGCATCCTGTTAGAAGGATAGATAACTGTCATCTGTATAGTACTCTTCCTTGATGTAGGTAGCTGCATACCGTATAGCATCCATGGCATCATCCCACAGCTTGACAGGTTCATCTGTGATGGTATCACCTATCTTTTTCCACTTATAGTTTTCATACTCCTTCTTAAGTTGTGGGTGGTCCTCACATTGCACACCAAAGGTCTTGATGTTATCTATGCCCTTCTTGACTACCTTGTTGGCGTTCTCAATGTAGTACCCTGCCCTGTCTATCTCTGCAATGGTCTCTGGCCTTGAGTAGTCAGCCAGTATGTTCACACTCTTGTCAATGCCTAACTGGTCCATGCGAGCGATGAGGTCAGTGGTTGTTAAGTAGCTCTCATAGATGACAGGCTCAATGTAGATGTCCTTGTCACGCCAGTAGACTCTGATGAGTGCAGTGGGGTGATTGTACCCGAAGTCAAGCCCATAGACAAATGAGGTGAACTTAGCAGGACGGTGCTTGACAAAGGACCAGTTGCTGTAGATGTTGCTCTTGCTGATAGCCTTCTCTCCCAGTGCGTATATCTGGTACTGTGCCTCATCTGTCCTCTTCAAGTCCTCTATCTGTCTCTTGATGCTCTCAGGTAGAAACGGGTTGTCCTTGTACGTTGACTTGATTAGTACGCTCTCATCCTTTGGCAGTTCATAGAGCCATGAGTTTGACTCTGATGGGTTGTAGTCAAAGATTAGCTTTCCCTCTGTCCTCATGTTCAGCTGAGTAAAGTCATCATAGTACAGCTCATTAGCCTCGTTGCACCATGCCAGGTCTCTCTTCCTACCTCTAATCTTTTGCTCATCATCCACACTAAAGAACTCCACAATAGAGCCATTGTCAAAGGTGTAGATGTGCTCAGACTTATTGTGCTTGCTCACCTCGTATATCTCCAAGTCCTTCATGATTTCAAGGAAGTCTCTCATCACTGTAGCTCTGAGTGCAGGGAAGGTCTTCCTTATGATGCTCACCACCTTGCCTCTGTTCTGCAGGCAGTAGACTATTATCAGCTGACAAAGGCTGTAGGTCTTGCTTGACCTTGAGCCACCTTCATTGATAATGAACCTTGACTCACCTGTAAGTGCTTCAAAGTTCCTCTCGAATATCACTGTGCTCCGTATCTCCATAGTGTGCAATAGTTGAACCATACCACTTAATTAGTAGTATAGTAGTAATTATGTCTTAGATATACTATTTAATAATAGTAACCTTAATATCATTTATAGCCTGACCTTGAGTAGTTGTATCTACCCTCTCAGTTAGGTTGTTCAGTCGCTGGGTGATGGAAGGGTTATACTGCCCAGCCATGCCCCCTGTAATTTGGTCTTCTCTAATCACTCTCTTTATACGTGAACAGATAGCAACATAATCGGAATATCTCCCATCTCTATTCTCAAAGTATTGGTCAATACATCCTATCTTATCATAGCAGAAATTATAGAACCCTTCAAATACAAGTGGTCTCTCCAATGGCACTGGAGTAGCCTCCCCAGTCTTATTAGAAAGTGAGTATTGATACCTTGGGTTTGACTTGCACCAATTCCTGTATGCCTCAAATAACTCCCACATTTTCTCAGGAGTCTCTATGTATTTATGCTTAGCCATTAGCAGCTGGTTTCTTTTTACGTTTCTTTTTAGGTGCAGGAATAGGACCCTCAACAGCCTTGTATTCTATGACAGTTACTTCTGGTATCTCTTCAAAGATGTGTTTAAGTCCGATTGACTGGTAGTACTTCACCTTTGCCATGTCTATCTTATCCACTACTATTGTGCGAGTTCCCAAGATGCGGTCATACACCTTGACAGTAGTACCTACGTACTCTGGTTTGATTTTAAAATTGCTCATATTGATTTATTATTATGAATACTAAGTAAGCTGCCAGTGTTGCACCAGCAAATTTGAAGAGCATGTATATGTTCTCATTGAGTAATGCGAGTACTACACCCCATGCAAGGATGTAAGTAAGTAGCCCTATGATATCAACACTCTTCATACCTATATTGTATTGACTTTATATTTTCTTTAATTTCTTTAATCAGGAAGTAGGCAGATGTACTGTTAATGTTGAAGTACTTAGCCAGTGCTGTCTGTGTTGAGTGCCCTTTGTCGTAGTATGCCTCAAAGATTATTCTCTTGATGCGGTCATGTTGTTGGTTTCTGTATATCTCAATGATAGCCTTCTTGAAGTTGTGCCGTTCCTCTATCTCAATCTTATGGTCAAGGTCTGTGGTGTCATCTAAGCTATCACCTAAGTACTCCTGTGACCTGTATATGTCATCTCGCTTTGTCCTTGAGCCTTGAGTCCAGATTAACTCATACTTGATAGTGTTCAGTAGGTAGCTCTTAGCCTTATCTTGGGTCATCTCTGGTAGGTGTACCTTGGTGCAGTGGATGTAAGCGTTGTTGATCACTGCATCTGCATCTATTGAGCTGGGGATATTGAGCACCTTTAGGAAGTGCTTAGTGTATCTGAGCACCTCATCATAGTTGCGGTTGATATATCTATCCAGTTGCTCCTTCATACCAGATGTTGAAGTCTTTGAGCCATACCTTCCTACGTACTGATGCACAGAAACACTCCTTATCCTTGATGCCAGTCACTCTACTTTTGATGCGTTGGAGCTGTATCAGGCTGCTCTTAGTGAGTATCCTATCCTCTGGTTGATTGAGTATTGACTCTATGAGTTGTATATCAGTTTGTTCAAGCATACGGCTGTGAGTGATGTGGCACATGCCACTATGAATGATTGAGAGTATATCAGAGTGAACCAGAAGGAGCAGCACTTCCAGCAGCCCAGTGCGGTGTGTATCCAGTCTGGGAGTATTAGTTTGTCATCTATGTAGTTCTGTATGGGCTCGAAGTGAGTGAACCACCATGAGACCACTAATGGTGCTATGTATCCTATCATGGGTACTAAGATAGTAAATGTTGTTGACATAACAAAGGGGAGCTGTTATACTCCCCTATAGTCAGTGAGAGACATCCATGTCCCTCTGTGGTCTGCAGACCCGAATGTCATCCCCCTTGCTGTGCATTATTCATATTTCCCAGATTTTGAAAGTGAACAAGGGGGTAGGCTGCCGAGCCTCAGTTGTCTATCTTATCAAGCACCTCTTGAGGGGTGTAGTACTGCCCTTCAATGTCAATCATTATCTGTACTAAGTAGTTCATTTCAATAAGTAATTAAAAGCCTTATCATAGAACTCAGTCTGTACTGGTCTGCCATGTAGGAATCGGTGCAGCGTGATGTTAGTCACTCCCATGTCCTCTGCCATGTGTACAGCTCTGTTTCTATTGGATATCTTATCCTTAAGTTCAGCCCTCACCCAGTCAGTGAGGGTCTGATTGTCCTTGAGATATACTGTTTTAGAACGGGTCATCCTCACCTCCACCTAACAAGATTGATAACTCATCACGCTGCTTAACCTCACCTACCACCTTCCATGCGTCCAGTGTGTTGTAATACTTATCACCTACTTCTCTCCCTCTCACATTGTAAGATACTTCCACCTCTTGACCTTCACCATATGGTGCTATGATATCCATTCGGTCATTGACTGTCTGGAAGATGATGTGTTGAGGGTACTTGTCCTGTGTAGTGATAACAAACTCTCTCACTGAGAACTTGTCACTAATCACATTGATTGGTTTGATGAGTTTGATAACTCCTTTGATTGTTGAATCTGCCATTATACTACTGTTTCAGGAAATACTATCTCCTCGGTTGTTGTTTCAATTATCTCATCTGCTATGTCACGTGCCATTATTACCATTTCGGTATTAGTCATGTTTATAGCATTGTTGCTAATCATTGCTGCCACTAACTGAGTGACAATTTGTGTTCTTGTTTCCATTATTTATTGTTTAAAAGGTTAATTATTTCTTGTTTTACTTCTTCCCAATATTCATTACAAGCATAATAATCCTCTGTTGCTTCTAATATTTCATCCACAGCTATCACTGCTGTTTGCTTAGCTAACTCATTCCAATACAACTCAACTTCTGCTCCTAACTCATCATTGAATATGGATGCTTTCTCTTTAGTCTCTTGAGTTACATCCCATGTAATACTGGTCTGTAGATTGTAGAATCTATCTACTAACTCCTGTGCTTTCTCTTTTGGTGTCATTATTTATTGTTTATTGTTTCTAAATATGCTTTATAAGCATTGTAAATTGCTTGTATTTGCGTGAATTCTGGTGTGTTTCTGGGTGTTTCTATTACTTCATCAGATGCAAAAAACTTATCCCAGTCTTCAATACTTCTTTTCTCGCAGCCAATATGAATCATGTTTTCTGTAATCCCATGAGACCATTTACAATACATTGGAATTTTAATAACCCCTGTTAGGTTAGCCCTTGTAAGGTCAGCCCTTGTAAGGTCAGCCCTTGTAAGGTCAGCCCTTGTAAGGTTAGCCTCTATAAGGTTAGCCCTTGTAAGGTCAGCCCCTGTAAGGTTAGCCTCTATAAGGTTAGCCCTTGTAAGGTCAGCCCTTGTAAGGTTAGCCTCTATAAGGTCAGCCCTTGTAAGGTTAGCCTCTATAAGGTTAGCCCTTGTAAGGTCAGCCCTTGTAAGGTCAGCCCTTGTAAGGTCAGCCCTTGTAAGGTCAGCCCTTGTAAGGTTAGCCCCTCTAAGGTTAGCCCTTGTAAGGTCAGCCTCTATAAGGTTAGCCCTAACTCCATTTTTATCATTACTTAACCATAATTTATGCAGTCTTAATATCTCATCTAATTTGCTTTGTTCCATCATTTATTATTTAAAACATTAATATACTGTGAATAATACTCTGAACAGTGAGTCAACCGTTCCTTAATCTGCTCCTCAAGTGCTAAGTCTCTCTCATATCTCACTACTGTGATACGCTTAGCTGGGTCAATGTGGTCAACTCTATGGATAGATAGGTTATCCCACTCAGTCAGTAGCTCATCGGGTGTAGTGTACATGGTGTAGATTAGTTCAAATGATGGTCTATCATACAGCCACATGTATGCTCTACCTTGCCACTCATAGTCACTTGACTCAGCCTCTGATGGTGTTGCTGGGAAGGTCTCTAAGGACCATGAGCTTTTGATGTCAATGATTAGGTCATCTGTTATGATATCACAGCATCCTGACATGTACTCATTAGTAACTCTATTCTCATTCTTAGTGTAGTTGGTGAATCTAACGTTGTTCAGTAGGTCAATCCCTACCTGCTCCCAGTCAGTGCCTTTAATCATAGGCTTTGTCTTGAGCTCAGTGTTGTATCCGTAGAACTGCTCTTTTGCTATCTTTCTAATCTCAGACTTAGCGGTCTCAGACAGTACCTCGGACTTACTCCGAGGGTTGGTCATTAGCTTACCTAATTGTGATGGTCTCCATTTCATAGTTGTGCCTCCTGTTCTTTAGTAAGTGAGTAATTCTTAACAAGCTCCTCCTTAGTGTATTGACCCGCTGCTATCTTAGCCAGTGCATTTTTGAAACGTTCAGCCTCAAGTGTTGGTTTTGCTTTAGGTTGTACAGGTGTAGTTGCTTTTTCTGCATCATCATCTACAGCCTGTAGTGATAAAGTTGATTGTAGGGTGTACCTGCGGTAGTAGGTTATGGCACTCCCCTGCTGCTGTGGGTTTAGTCCTTGAGGTAGCTCCATGCACGACTCTATCATTGCACCTGAGTCAATGTCAATAATCTGAGTACACACACTATTGCTCATGATAGGCTGCAAAAGTAGCAGACCATTCTCAAGTAGGATAGGTTCTACAGCATCAAGTATTGCATTGATGTCAGCATATGCCTTTTTAAAGTGTGGGTTGTTAGCGTTCTTGGTCACCTTGCCAATTGCTAACTTAGCTCTGTGGAGCTTTTGATGGAAGTTGAGAGTGATCTCAGCCTCATTTGCCTGTCTGATTTTCTCAGACGTAGAAATTAATTGCTTTGTCATATTGTAATTTTCTTCAAAGATAAGTAAGTTTTGCATATTTGACAAATAAAGTTATTAACATTTGTATGTTAGTTCCTCTCCAGTAAGTACGAAGTACAGATTCTCAAGTTGATGAACGTATTGATTATTACCTATTCTTAATACATGACCATCAACTTTAATTAGAAAATAATTAAAAAATCCTAACTCAACACCAAAATCACCTTTCATAAATACTCTATCAGTAACTTGTTTGAAACCTAATTTTAATAATACATTCTCATCAAGCTCAAGAGCCTGATAAAAGTCATCAATTTCATCATCTAATAAGCTCTCAATATCCTCTAAGTTAATGAGTCCTATCTTGTAAGTACCATCTCCCATCTCTATTTTGTAAGTGTTACCTAATCTAATCTCGTGTGAATCTAATGTCATATCTAATCTATTTCGTTATTGATACCCTCAACAGGGTATTTATACTTCTTTATAAGGTGCTTGAGCTTCACTCTTAACTTAAGCATTTTGAGTTTGATTCGTTGTTTCATAGCTTATGTATGTCTTGCCTAACCTGTTCTAAGTACGCTCTCTCTTTCTCACAGTACCTACCAAGTGAGGTGTTGACATCTGTGAATGGGAGTACTGAGATCATTTGGTCTACTGCTATTAGAGCACATTGTTTGGCTATAGTGGTACATAGTATCTCCTCCCCACATTCAGTATCACTATTCATTAGAATTACCCTGTAGCTATCTACTAATTCATTCGCTGTCATAACCCTAATACAAATGATTCATACCACACCACAAACTCATCAAATGTCCTCACAATGATATACACCCCTCCAGCCTTCTCAATGGCAGCTTGATAGTCCTTCTGCACCTGTGACTGTACATCCTTCCCATACTTAATCTCAATCTTAACTGACCTCCCTCTGATAGTTGCTGAGATGTCTGCAGTACCTTTGGTAGATTGTCCGGGTGTCCACTTACCAGGGAGCTGCTTAGTATGTGCAAGTTCACCTGTTCCTATCTGTATCTTAGTACCTTCCCTGTACTGACCTTGAGATGAGATACGTTCAGCTTGACCACCCATGTATTGAACATAAGCAATCACACACTTTGTCAGTGAGTTAGCTGAGTTATCCTTCCAGTCAGTGTAAGGT